AAGAATTATATAAAATTCTTTCAAGTATCAATGAAACAGAAATTGATCTGTCTTTCAAAGACAATAACATTATCATCAAGGGAAAGAAGTTTGAAGCATCATTGGCAACCGATTCCGGAGACCAGATTCTGGAACGGGTCGATCTTTTATCATTTGCCAAAGCAGATAAAAAGAAACAAAAGCTTCCCGATGATTTCGTTGAAGCATTAACTCTTTGCATGTTTTCTGCATCAAAAGATGCAACCCGTCCTGCTATGACCGGTGTATTGATAGATGGCAAATATATTGCTTCTACCGATGGATTTAGAATCAGTGAATACAAAATGAAGGGAGAAGTTGATTCTGCCGAAGTAATATTGCCATCGTCGTCGGTTATGGAATTGGTTAAATTCGATCCGAAGTATCTTTATATTGACAAATCTTGGGCATACTTTATCAATAAAGATGACGTGATCTTTTGCTGTATGACCATTGCAGATGAATATCCAGACTATGCCAAATTTCTTAAAGGCTTTGATACAAAAGAAATTGTATTGCCAGAGAATACGAAACAGATCATTGAAACCGTTTCTNTTCTGGCAACCGGTAAACTTTGATCTTAGAAAAAGAAATTGATATAAAAATCGAATCCAACAAATTCTCGTGCAAAGGTCAGAATGCAAAAGGCTGGATCGTCAGCAACTGCAAGATTGACTATGATGGTGATCCCGTAAAATTTACAATCAATCCATTTTTCTTGTCAAAGATTATTGACCATACATCATCAATGTTTCTTGGAGAAGGAAAGCTTCTGTTTAAAGACAAATCATTCAAGCATATTATTTCTTTGGTATCAAGATGATTATTTATTTTGCTGGAGGATTTTCTGTAATCAATGTCAAAGGGCGAGAAGAAGAATTATCAAAAAGATACCGCCCATGGAATAGACTGGCCTCGTTTTACTTCCCGAAAGAAAGAGATATTGTTGTTGAGAATATCAAAAAGATTAAGAGGACAAAATGAAGATATACTTTGCCGGTAATATTATGCCCCCCGTGAAGAAATGTTATTAAGCTACAAAGTTCATAGATTGTTTTCGTATTATTTTCATGGGAAAGGGAAGAGATTTTATCCAGAATTTAAACTCCGATTGGATCATATAAAAAATGAAAAACAATAAATTCTGTCATCTACATTTACATAACGAGTATTCAGTTCTTGATGGTCTTGGTTCAGCAGAAGATTACGCAAAGAAAGCAAGTGATCTTGGTTTCAAGTATCTTGGAATCACCAACCATGGGAACATCGACGGGCTGATTAAATTTCAAAAAGCTTGCAAAGAAAACAATATCCATCCGATATTGGGTTGCGAAGCATATATTGTCCCGAACCTTTATAAGAAAGAAAAAGGGGAACATAGAGGACATGTTACACTTCTTGTCAAGAATCAAGACGGGTTTGAGAATCTCTGCATGATGTTGACTAAGGCAAATCTTGAAGGATTCTATCACCGGCCAAGAATAGATTTTGATCTACTTTACGATCACTGCGATGGGTTGGTGATACTGACAGGATGTTTGGATACTTTCATTAATCTTAAAGGCGGTGTGGATTTATTTTATGACCTCAGTGAGAAATTGAGAGATGATCTTTATCTTGAAGTCATGCCGCACAATATCACATTACAAACCAAAGTAAACAAGATGATGTTAGATATTTTTCATAACAACAGAAACCAATACAAGCTTGTTGCAACAAATGATTGCCACTATATTGAGAAACAACATTCAGAAACGCAGGAAGTTTTGTTAGCAATTCAATCCAAAGCCAAATGGACAGACCCTAACCGTTGGAAATTTAATATAACAGGGTTGCATTTGAGAACAGCAGACGAGATGATTGAAGCCTTTATCAATCAAAATGTTTTAACAGAGGATGATATTGATGATGCAATATACAATACAATAGAGGTTGCAGAAAAGTGTGCCGCGTTTGAAATCAAAAAACAAAAAATATTTCTCCCAAAGGTTCCGGGTTATAATGTAAAAAATGTATCAGATTATCTTTATGATCTTTGCTGTGAAAAGCTTAAGAAGATCAAAAAGTATGCGTTACACGAGGTGTATATCAATCGTCTTGAAACCGAGTTTGATTTGATTGAGAAGAAAGGATTCATTCCATACTTCATGATTGTTTACGATCTGGTCAAGTGGTGCAAAGAAAATGACATCATGGTCGGTCCTGGCAGAGGATCGGTTGGCGGCTCACTCATGGCATATTTGCTTGGCATTACTACTGTTGATCCTATTCGTTACAATCTCTTATTTTCAAGATTCATTGCAGAAGACAGGAACGACTTGCCGGACATCGACTTGGACTTCGAGGATTCAAAACGTCATTTGGTCAGAGAAAGACTTGAAGAACTTTATGGTAAAAATAATATTTCTTCAATTTCTACTTTCTTATCAATGAAAGGGAAAGCCGCAATCAGAGATGTGGGGCGGGTATTTGATGTGCCATTAAAAGATGTTGATGAATTTTCAAAGTCGATTGTTTATGAAGAAGAAAAATCAATCGAAGAAGCCTGCATCAAGACAGATATTGGCAGAGTATTTGACCAAAAGTATCCAGAGGTCTGTGACCATGCGATCATTCTGGAAGGAACAATCCGGGGCAATGGTCAACATGCCGCTGCTGTCATTATCTCAGCAGACGATCTACGCAAGGGGACAAAAGGAAATCTTGTCAACCGTAATAATATAATTGTCTCAAATTGGGATATGGAAGATTCGGAGTATGTTGGGTTAATGAAGCTTGATGTATTGGGATTAAATACCTTGTCGATCTTGAATGAAACAAAGCGGCTTATAAAGACCAATCATAATGTTGACATTGATTATGAGAAGATTGCGCTTGATGACCAAAACATATACAAAGAAATATCCACAGGAAACAATGTTGGAGTATTTCAAATCAATACATGGTCTACAACCAAGCTTGCAAAAGAAGTGTCCCCTGATTCAATCGAGTTGTTAAGCGATGTTATTGCCTTGGTTCGTCCCGGTGCGATGGATGCTGGCATGACAGAAGAATATATTAAAAGGCGAGATGGCAAGACCTGGAAAAAGAAACATCCAATTTATGAAAAAATCATGGAATCAACCTATGGAGTCATGGTCTATCAGGAACAGGTGATGGATGTTATTCATAAGGTTGCCGGATTGCCCTATACTACAGCAGATAAAATTAGAAAAATCATCGCCAAGAAACACGATGTAAAACTATTTGCACCATTCAAAAAGCAATTTATAGAAGGGTGTCTTGAAAAGAAAACCCTGAGTGAAAAAGAAGCAAAAGAATTTTGGGAGGCTTTGCAAGCTCATGGCAAGTATAGCTTCAACAAATCACATGCTACCGAGTATGCAATTATTGGATTTTGGTGCGCATATGTCAAATACTATTATCCAACAGAATTTATTTGTGCAAACCTGATTCATGGTTCTGAAACCAAAAAAGAAGAATTGATCGAAGAAGCAAAGAGATTAGGATTGACACTAGTTCTGCCAAAAGTCGGGATTTCAGATGCGTTCAGATGGGTTGTAAAAGAAAATAAACTTTATGTCCCGTTTATAGAAATCAAAGGTGTTGGAGAAAAGACAGCAGAAGCTTGCATGAATATCAAAGCAAAAGGGAGCAAAAAGGGATTTTTCGAGTCTGTTCAAGTGCAAGAAAAGAAAACAAAGATAGAAAAAATTCTTGAACAAATCGGTGCTTTCGGGAATGAACCGACCGGTGATGTAGAAGAATATTTTACATTTACTGTCAATGGTAGAATTAATCATAAAAAAGGTTATAGTAAAATATTTCAAAAAACATTACCCGTGAATGAGAGAGTATTATCTTGTGAACGATGTGAACTATGCCAGGAATGTTCAAGTCCTGTTTTACCATCTCCCGGATACTTTAACATTATGATCTGTGGAGAAGCTCCAGGAAAAGATGAAGATAGGCTTGGAAAAGGATTTGTCGGTAAATCTGGTCAAGATGTTTTATGGCCCGCATTGAAAGAACATGGATTGAAAAGATCCGATTTTCATATCACAAACATCTGTAAATGTTACCCAAGCCAAAGCAAAACCCCGACAAGAGAACATATTACAAAATGCAAAAGATGGCTTGAGAATGAGATTGAATATCTTAAACCAGCGTTGATCCTTGCTTTTGGCAATACAGGATTAAAAGCCTTTACAAATAAAGAATCTGGAATAATGGATTTGAATGGTAAGATTGAGTGGAACGATAAATACCAGACCTATATCTGTTGGTGCATTCACCCTTCTGCCGTATTGAGAAATCCATCAAATAAGAAATTATTTGTAGAGGCGATTGATGCTTTCGTTGATAAAATAAAAGAATTGGGAGGAATATAATGAAACCGTTGCACATTGAGTATAGACCAGAAACGTTTGAGGAATTTATTGGCAATGATTCGTTGGTTAGAAATATAAAAGGTGTTTTAAATAGAACCCAAACCTTTTTGTTTCACGGCATGAGAGGATGCGGCAAGACCACTCTGGCTAGACTTANCGCAAAAAGAATTAGCAAATCGACAAAATGGATGTTTATGAAATTGATGCGGACCGATAAAACGTCTGTTGATGATGCAAGACAATTAAAAGCAACCGCATTTTTATCACCTCTTGCTGGTAAAAAGAAAATATACATCATTGACGAATGCCATCGCTTATCTGGAAATGCTATGGACTCATTGTTAAAGATATTTGAAGAACCGCCCAAATTCTGTTATTTTATTTTATGCACTACAGAACCCGAAAAGGTTTCCGCTACCATCAAAAGCCGTTGCAAATCTTACGAAGTAAAACCGATAGATGATGAAAATGCATTGAGACTCATTGATTGGATATGCACCGAAGAAAAGATAGTAATGAGTTCAAAGATCAAACAAATTATTGTTGATGAATGTAATGGCATTCCAAGAGAGATTGTTATTGCGGTTGACATGTTAAGAGCCATAACCGATGTAGCAGAAGCAGAGGCATTGATAACCAANAAAACNAATCCNAAAGTAATTGATCTTTGCAGNGCATTACTCAAGAANGAAAANTGGAAAATCATTGCTGACATATTGAAAGAGCTTAATGAAGATCCCGAATCAATCCGATACGCCGTATTGGGCTATATGTCATCNGTATTNCTTAATGGNGACAANAAACAAGCNCCTTTTGTAATTAGTTCTTTTTCAGAATCATTTATTTACTCAAAAAAGGCAGGATTGGTTTTAGCTTGTTATCAGTCAGTTATTTAAAAAATATGATATAATAAAATGAAAAAGGAGGGATAAATCATGTCAGACTATATGGAAGAAATTAAGATCAACAAACATCGTCTTGAAGAAGAAATCATCAATCAACCGGGACTTTACATTAAGTGGGCAGAAAAGTCAGCAAGAGCAATGGTAAATCGTATCGAGCTCGATAAGAAAAAGAAACTGGTTCGTGCCGAGCTTGATCGAAAGTACAGATTAAAAATTGAACAGGCAGGAGAGAAAGTCACAGAAAATAGACTCGATGCCTATATTCGTATGGATGAAGAATATAAGGCGGTCAATGAAAAGCTTCTCGAAGCAATGGAAGAAGAGGCAATCATGGTCGATGTTAAGTGGGCTTTCCAGCAACGCAAAACTTCTCTTGAATTATTACAGGAAGGGATCATCAATGGTATTTATGCTGACCCCACTGTCAATACAAAAAAGGCACTCTCAGAAAAAATGAATAAGAAGAGAAGATAAAATGGATATTTTTCTGTTGATTATATACCTAATCATTGGATGTATTGCGTTGGTTATATTGTATCTCGTATTGAGGCTTTTTGCATTTAGTCTGTTTAAAAGTTATTTCCAAGCAAAGAGCGAGTTTTTAACCATGTTGAAAAAAAAGAAGGAGGATTTTAAGAATGAGTAGCAAAAGCATGAGGGAGCAGTTGGCGAAGCGCCTCAAAGAGAATCAGGAACGAAACGAATCATTTGGCGGCGGGCTTCTCTTTAAAGATGAAGAGGCGAAAAAGAGAATTTGGAAATGTGGAGAAGGAAAACATATCATTGACATTTTGCCGTACGAGGCGGGCAAGTTTGATCCTTCAGCTTCAAAGGGAGAGGTTCAGTATGTTTATGAATATTATTTCCATGCTGGTCTTGGAATTGAAGGCAAAAGCCAAGTCATGTGTTTGAGCAAAACCTATGGCAAACCGTGTCCGATCTGTGAAGACATTGCAAGGCTGAAAAAGAATGGCGAAGATGAAGATGTCATCAAAGCATTGATGCCCAAGCGGAATCCGAAATCTGTTTACAACATCGTTTGTTATGATAAAGGCGAAGAAAAGAAAGGCGTTCAGCTTTTCGTCGTTTCTCATTGGTTTATTGGGAAACATCTTCTTGAACTTGCAACAGTTCCCATTCGTGAAGGTATGGATGAAAAGATTGATCCTATTATTCCTTTCATGGATCCCGATGAAGGCAAATCGGTTTATTTCCGCCGTGAAGGAACTGGAGCAAATGATACCAAATATTTTGGACACCAGTTGCTTGACCGCCCGAAGGGATTCAAGATCAGTAAAAATGTTCTTGATGACTGTTTTTGTCTTGACGAAATAATCAAAATCCCCACCTACGACGAAGTACTTGATATTTACAAGTCTGGAAAATCGGGCGACGATGACGATGACCGTCCTTCACGCAGAGCAAAATCTACCGACGATGACGTCGATGAAAGACCTTCTCGTTCCAGAAGAGATGATGATGTTGATGAAAGACCCGCCAGAAAATCAAAACAAGATGATGATGTTCAGGCAGATCAGTGTGAATTTGGTCACAAATTCGGAAAAGATGCTAACAAATATCCAGATGATTGTGAGCAGTGTGATCAGTGGCGTGATTGCGTAAAGAAAACGCGTGAAGCAAAGTTGAAAGAAAAAGAAGAATCGGACGAAAANCCGGCTCGNAGACAGAGAGATGAAGANGAGGAAAAANCTTCCAGATCATCTCGTCGTGAAAAAGATGAAGAAGATGATGAAAAGCCTACTCGTTCACGACGNTCCAGAGAAGATGAGGATGANGNTGAACGCCCTNCAAGACGCCGNGCAATAGAAGATGAGGATGAAAAACCCTCAAAGCGGGAACATGAAGAAGACGAAGATGAAAAGCCTTCAAGACGGCGTGCGCGCAGATAGCCCTTTCTTCCTTCTTGGTGGCTAGGCAAATGTAATTAGTTTCCAAAATAGCCTACCACCAAGAAGGTCTTTCATGGAGACAAAAATGAAAAAAGAAATCGAACAGATTAAAAATGACATCAAAAACTTTACGCCGGCATCAAAAGAAAGAACGGAATTTATTAGTTCTGGTTCTACCCTTTTGAACCTTGCGTTATCACAAAAAGGTATTCATGGTGGGTTTGCACGTAATAGGATCATCAATATCGTTGGTGATGGTAGTTCTGGTAAAACATTGCTCGCGCTTGAAACAGCACATTGGGCATTCAGAAATATCAAAAAGGTTAAATCAAAACTTTTCCCATCGGTAAAAGAAGTCAAGATTGCATACATCAATCGTGAACGGGTTATGGATTTTCCCATTGAAAAAATGTATGGACAAGATTTTGTCAATGCAGTTGAGTGGCGGTATGATATTGCAACCGTTGAAGAATTTGGAAGATATTTTGGCCGGCTCGCCATTGAACATAAAGAGAATGAATGTTTGATTATTATTCTTGATTCGTGGGATTCTTTAAATTCGGAAGCGGGTCAAGAGCGATTTAAACAAGCTGCTTTAAAAGATGAAAGCCCAGACGGTAGCTACAAGACAGAAAAAGCTTCTTACGCCAGTAAAGAGTTTTTTAACAATGCTTGTGATTTAATGACTGGAAAAGACATCACCCTTTTCATTATCTCACAAACAAGGACAAAAATAGGCATTACATTTGGAGAAAAGCACTACCGTTCTGGTGGCGACGCTTTAAATTTCTACACCCATCAGGTACCCTGGCTTGCAGAAATTGAAAAACTTAAAAAGACTTTTAAAGGAGAAACAAGAGTTTACGGCGTGAGGATGCTTGCAAAGATCAAACGAAATAAAGTTGCAAAACCATTCCGTCAAGCTGAATCTATTATCTTATTCGACTACGGGATAGACAACATTAGTAGTATGATCAATTATCTTTGGGGGCCAAAAGCAAGCAAGGTGGAGTTTGATGGGTATTCTTTTAAGAATCGTGAGGAATTTATCAATTACATCGAAGAAAACGATCTTGAAGATGAGCTGTCAAAAATGTGCGAAGACCAATGGGCTGAAATTGAAGAAGCAATGGTTCCGGAACGCAAGAGGAAATTTTAATGAGATTGGTAATTGATTGTCATGGTATTGCCTATAAAAATGTTTATTCCATGTCCGAACTTTCGTTCAAGAAAAATCCAACGGGCGTCATTTATGGATTTCTTGAACAAATATACCTTTTGGCAGAAAAGTTCAAGACCAATCAATTTGTCTTTTGTTGGGATTCAAGAAGATCATATCGGAAGCTTGACTGCAAATCATACAAAAACAAACCCATAGATGAAGACAAGGCAGACATTATCAAAAAAGCCCATGAGCAGTTTCTTGAAATGAGAAAGAATGTATTACCGCAAATGGGGTTTAGAAATGTCTACCACCAGCCAGGGTATGAAGCAGATGATCTTATCGCATGGTGTGTTGCTCGTTTCCCAGACGAATATATAATCATTTCAAAAGACAATGATTTATTGCAACTGTTATCAGGACATAAGTATGCTCCAGTCTCTATTTATAACTTTTCACATATTATTACCGCAAACGATTTTACAAAGAAATATGGTTTAGAACCTTATCAGTGGGCTACAGTAAAGAGTCTTGCGGGTTGTACATCTGATACGGTTCAAGGCATTCCCGGAATTGGAACAGAAACCGCTGTAAAATATCTAAACAATGTATTGAAAGACGGGAAAGCAAAGCAGAAAATTGAAAGCGAAGAAGGCAAAAGGATAATGAAAGAAACATTTAATCTTGTTGCGTTGCCTTATGCTGGAGATGAACAAATCAATATCAAAGATCCTGTCAATGATGAATTTTATTCATTAGATTTCATGGATGTATTTAAAGAGTATGGGTTTAATTCATTTCTCATTGACGAGAAATTTGATAAATGGAGGAAAGTATTTCAACTGAACANGGGAAGAAAATGAANGAAGGAATAAAATATGATAAGGATAAACAAGGTTGGTATCCTATGCCACTTGTTATCTTAAAGCCTCTTGCAGATGTTTTTTTGGCGGGAGAAAAAAAATATGAAACTTTTAATTGTCTTAAACCATTTGAAGATAGCGACAGAAGATTTTGGGACGCCATGATGCGACATGCCGAAGCTTGTCAAATTGATCCATTAGCGATTGATGAAGAAACGGGTTGTTATCATGGCGCACAAATAGCTTTCAATATGTTATTAAGAATTTTCAACGCTAGGAGGAAATGAGATTATGGTATATGTTGGAATTGATCCGGGACAACAAGGTGCGGTTACATTGA